CTGCCGACCGGCGCGAAGGTAATCTATACCGATCAGCCGATGCTCTCGATGCCATCGATCAAGATCGAGTTGCTGTTGCCGTTTCCTCCGACCTTGAACCATAACCTGACAGCGCAGCGCACGCTGTCCGCAGCGCATTCGCAATTCCGCGACGAGGTCGCAGCTGCGGTGAATCACAAGCTACGCGGCCACGCGGTGGCTTACGCGAGCTGGCTGCCGCTGGAGGGTCGTCTGCACGCCGAGATCCTTGTGTTCGCACCAGACAAACGAAAACGCGACATCGACAACCTCATCAAGCCAACGCTCGACGCGCTGCAAGCCGCGGGAGTGTTCCTCGATGACAACCAGTTCGACTGCATCACGATCCGGCGATTGCCAGCGAAAGAAGGCGCCGGCGCGGCGCATGTCAAGATCGTGGAGATGTCCTGACCAATCAACCCGCGAGCCAGCCCTCGACCGGCACCCGTCAACTTCTAGCAGACGTAGACGCGCCGGAACCCTCCCATCGAGGGCTGGCGAGCGGACCCTTCAACGGCCCTCGGGAGGGGCATTTTGCGGAGGCTTTTGAAGTGAATCACTACCCCAGACATATCGGCGACTGGATGCGCGACACCGTGCATCTGAGCGAGCAGCAGGAGTGCCTCTACTTGCGTCTGATCGATCAGTACTACGCACGCGAGAAACCGCTTCCGACCGATGTCGAGGCGTGCAATCGACTCGCACGGGCTTCAACTACCTATTCGCGGCAACTGGTGTCGGCACTTCTCAAAGAGTTCTTCCATCTTGAGCCTGACGGGTGGCACCACAAACGCTGCGACATAGAGCTAGACGCCTATCACGCGAAGAGCGAATCGGCTCGCAAGTCGGCTAAGATCCGATGGTCCGAACGCAATGCGAACGCATCTGCGAACGCATCCGATCCGCAGTCCGTTGGCAATGCTAACCAGAACCAGAACCAGAACCATATAAAACCTAAACCTAAAACCATAGGTGAAGCGACCCTCCCGGAAGGTGTCTCGACCAAACTCTGGCAAGCCTTCACCAAGCACCGTACAAGGCTCAAGGCGCCTCTCACCGACGAGGCTGGCTACCTCATCATCACCAAACTCAAAAAACTCGCCACAGACGGTTTTAACCCGGTTGCCGTCATCGAACAGTCCATGGAACGCGGCTGGAAGGGCGTCTTCCCCATCGACAACCAAGGAGCATCGAGCAATGGACATCAGCCAAAGTACGAATCTCGCATCGCAGAGCAGGAACGAGTCGCCAGCGCCCTCACCGGATACAAACCAAAAGCCCGAACCTCATCGTCTGGTTGAACGTCTCTTCGCTCGCTTCACCGCAATCTACGGCGCTCGCTTCACCAACCTCTGGGCAGGCACCGATCCAGACGAGATGAAGCGTACCTGGTTCAACGCTCTCACCCTCTTCGATCCTCACCAGATCGGAAGAGCAATCACCCTCTGCGAATCCGATGTCGCTACACCACCAACTCTCCCTCAATTCGTCACCATCGTGAAATCGTGCCGCCGCGATGCTGCAGCTGCGCTTCTCTCGTTCACGCAACCAGCACCGAACAAAATCTCCGACATCGAACTCGACGTGTCTCGCGAGTACCCAAAATCCAAAGATGGATTCGGAGTCTGGTGGGCATGTCGCATCGTCAGACTCGCTCAACTCAAGCAGTACGACGACTTCCACGGCATCACTTCCGCACTCTCTGTACTCGGCATCAAAAACATCGACGATCTCCAGACTCGTTTCCCATCAGCTTCAGTCGCTTAGAACCGGAGGAACAATGTTCCCAGCAAATGCTCATCACGCTGTGCCAGATCTCGACCTCAACGCCACGCGAAAACTGCGCGATGACTTCGCAATGCACGCGCTGCAAGCATTGCTCGCAACGAATGACGAAGAGATGCAATCGTTAAGCGATGAGACGACTGCGCGATTCGCCTACGCAATTGCCGACGCGATGATGATCGAGCGTCAACGCGGCTACGTCGATCCACGTTCAGCTCCAGTGCGCGTCGCATCCATCGATCCAGACTTCGACAACTCACCGGAGAAGATCGCGGAGCGCAACGCAGAGCGGCTCAAGCGGGGGAACTTCTGATGCGACGAATCGACGAGGTCTGAACATGATCGAACTGACTCCCGAATATCGCAAAGCGCTCATCGCGTCCGACATCATCGTGCGGCACGTCGTGCGCTGGCTCAACTCGCGTGGCGTCGATGCCTGGGCCATGCCGATCAAGCAGACTGAGTACGTTGACTGCGACGATGGTGATGCGCGATACCGCACGCAGGACGGCTACACGCGCAAGCTTGAGATCAAGGGCATCGGACCCAAGTACGCGTTCACGACCGTTGGAACGTGGCCGCACAACGACTACATCGTCGGTCAGGTCGAAGCGATTGATCGCACGATGCCGCACACGATCATGCATGTGAACGCGAGGATGACGCACGCAGGCGTGGTGAAGCTCGCGGAGCGCGGCACTTGGACGAAGCGCATGGTGCGCCAGAAGACGCAGCACGGTCAGCCGCTGAAGTTGCAGTACATCGCGCCGCTGAAGAGCGTGCGCTTCATCCGGCTTGACGACACGCAGTCGTTGACGTTCCTATGATCGGCCTGCTGATCTACGTCGTGCCGTTTCGCTGGATGCCGTATGTCAGCGCACGACACTACACCGACTACCGCTCGATCTACTCGTTCCGGTGGTTGGGTCTGCACTTCGGGTTCTGCATCGAGACGCTGATCGGCGACAGCGATGTGGAGGACATGTGAAGCGTCTGTTCCCATTCGGTGCTGCGTTCACTCCCGAACCGTGGCCGCGAGAGCAGCCGGCGTGTCACCAGTGGCTTGTTGACCTCGCTACCGTGACTGGATCACACGACGCGGGCCTGTACCAATCGCAGCACGGTGTGATGCTGCTGCGGATCGTGTTGCCCGACAAAGCGGTTCTCATCCAACGCGCCGACTATTGGCACCTCATCGGCTCGCTCGTCTACACGGTGCCGTACATGGAGACAAGGCAATGAACACACTGATCAATGCGAAGAGCGTGCTGCGCGAATTGACTGCGTGGGATCGCGCGCTGAACCTGCAGCAGCTGCGCTCGCGGCTCGCTGCCTTGGCCGACGTCGTGGTGCGCGACATTCAGTACCGGGACGCACATCGAGCGGTTGATCAGGCATTCGATCCGCGCTCGGTGGCTGAGATCCTGCGCGACCGCGGCATCGAGATCGACTTCGGGCACGATACGCACCTCGCGCCGATCCCACCGCACTACGCCAAGACGGCGATCCCGGTGTCGCCGCCGTTCATCCCCCGCGAGAATAAAATCAAGATCGCGTGCAATCTCATCGACGAATTGCTCGAGGCCACGCTCGACGTTCACCATCGCTCGACGCTGAACATGATCAAGCGCGACATCGAGCAGATCGATTCGGAGCAATCGCGCAAGCAGTTCGCGTACGCGCAGATGAAGCGGCGCGAGATATCTGGGAACGCGCCATGACGCTACGATCAGCCTGGCGGCGCATCTGGCGCAGTCGAAGCAACACCGCGCATCAAGGCGAGCGCGAGCGTGCGCGGCGCATCGCGAAGATCGTGAACACGCCGCACTACTCGCAGATGATCGACTGTCAGGTGCGCTGCAAGATGCGCTACGACTGGTCGCGTGGCTTGGACGTGCCGAACACATGACCAAGCGCAAGAAGCGTAGGGAGTTGCTCAACTGCAAGGCCGATCTGGTCACAGTGCTGGGTGACGCGCACGCCGAAGGGCTGACGCTGGCGACGGTCGCGAAGCACACCGGCTACTCGTACAAGTACCTCTCGCTGCTATCGAACGACGTAGGCATCAACTGGCGACCGAGGCTCACCGATCCCAGTGCGTTGTTGCGTACCCAGATGGATATCATCCGCGTCAAGAGGCTTGCGTTGAAGTAAACGCTCACGGCATCATCGCGACGCACGATGACTCCTCCCGTTGATGGGCCGCCCCGTGCGGCCCTTTTTTCTGAGGTACGCGATGGCGAATCAGTTCCTCGACAAGACCGGAGCGCAGACAGCGGCGTTGATGGCGAAGAACGCTGGCCGCAAGGGCGAGAAGCGCAAGGCGCCACGCGCCGACTTCGCGCTCGCTGGCGGCAAGTTTCCGCTGAACACTCCGGGGCGCGTGGCTGCTGCTCCAGGACTCGCCGCGTACTCGCGAGCGAAGGGCAACATCACTGCCGCGCAGGAAGCGACCGTGGACCGCAAGGCTGCGGCGAAGCGGCGATGATTGACGCGAGCCAGATGATCACCAACGTCGCGATTGCGTGCGACGGCATGTCCACGCTGCTGCGGATCGCCAGCGAGACGCGCCCGACGCAACGTGACGAACTGATCGGGCTGACGCACATGCTCGCCGAAGTGCAACACCGATGCGAGAAGCTCGCGCCAGAACCGCCGCGCATCCAGCGCGTGGTGCCGAAGCTACTGGTGGCGAGCGGCTGATGGCAGGCGCACCGAAGGGCAACCAGAACGCTGCTGGCAAGCACGTTTCGCTCAAGCCATGGGACCGTGCGTTGCGGAACGCTCTGGCGCACGACGAGTCGCAACCCGAACAGAAGCAGCTGCTGCGGCGTGCTGCGAAGGCGTTGCTCACTGCGGCTGCTGCGGGCGACATCGCCGCGCTCAAGGAACTCGGCGACCGTCTCGATGGCAAGGTGGCCCAGGTCATCGCTGGCGACGGCGACGCACCGCTGCGCGTGGTGCTGACGCGAGACGACAGTGATCTGTGACCGACTTCAGGCTCACTCCGAAGCAGGATGCCGCGAACAAGTTGCTCGCGTCCCCGGCACGCAACATTCTGCTGTATGGCGGGTCGCGCAGCGGGAAAACGTTCTTGGAAGTACGCGGGATTGGTGTGCGAGCGGTGAAGGCGCCCGGATCTCGACATTGCATCCTTCGCTTCCGGCAGAACGCGGTGAAGCGAGCCATCGTGCGTGACACGTTCCCTGCGGTGATGCGCTCCTGCTTTCCGGGGATGCCGTATCGGATGTACGAGCAGGACGGGTTCGCTGAACTCAAGAACGAATCGCAGATCTGGTTTGGAGGACTCGACGACAAGGAGCGCACCGAGAAGATCTTGGGTAACGAGTACGCGACGCTGCTCTTCAACGAGTGTTCGCAGATCCCATTCGCGGCGCGAGAGATCGCGATGACCCGCCTGGCACAGAAGTGTGAGATCTACGATGATGGAGTCGCCACTGGCAAGTATCTCTCGCTCAAGGCGTATTACGACGAGAACCCACCGGGGCGCGGGCACTGGACGTATCGTCTATTCTTTCAGAAGGTATCGCCCGACACCAAGATCCCGGTTCCCGATCCCAGCAACTATGTCGCGATGCAGATGAACCCGGAGGACAACCGGGAGAATCTGCCGGTCGAGTACTTCGGCATCCTGAACTCGATGACAGAGCGGATGAAGACGCGATTCCTGCGTGGCGAGTTCCGCGACGACAGTGACAACGCGCTCTTCCCCGAACACTACATCGATCAGTGGCGTTGCGTGGACGGGCGTCCGTTGCCAGACATGGTGCGGATCGTGATCGCGGTCGATCCCAGTGGCAGCGGAGACGTTGACAACGCCGACAACGACGCTATCGGCATCGTGGTCGCAGGTCTGGGCACTGATGGCAACGCGTACGTCATGGAAGACCTCACGGTGAAGGCGGGACCGGGAACCTGGGGCAAGGTCGCGACCGATGCGTTCGACCGTCACCAAGCGGATCTGATCGTTGGCGAGGTGAACTACGGCGGCGCGATGGTGAAGCATGTGATCCAGACCGCACGCCAGCGCACGCCGTATCGCGAGGTCACCGCGAGCCGCGGCAAGGTCGTGCGAGCAGAACCGATCTCTGCGCTTGTGGAGAAGGGCAAGGTGCGCTTCGCAGGGTATTTCCCGGAGCTTGAGGAGGAGTTGGCGGGATTCACCGCGACTGCAGGCTACCAAGGCGACAACTCGCCGAATCGCGCTGATGCGTTCGTCTGGGCGATGTCGGAGCTATTCCCCGGCGTGGTGAATCCGCGCAAGGCGAAGGTCGAGAGCGACGAAGAGAAGGCCATTCGCGTCGCACGTCTGATGGGTCACACCGGCTCGCGCTCTGGCGCGTGGATGCGCTGATGGCTGACGATACTCTTCCCGGCATCGACGGCGGCGAGGTTACGACAGCGCCGGCGAATGGCGCCACAACGTCGAACGTCACGCCGCAGGACGACCAAGATGGCGTGCAATGCAAGCGACCGCGAGCAGAGCAGGACAAGATCTGCGCTGAAGCGGCGAAGCGCTATGTGCAGGGTGTCGAGGAGGACAAGGACAATCGCGACGAAGCTCTCTTCGACACCAAGTTCGTCTGGGAGAAGGGCGCACAGTGGCCTGACCGTGCGCTCGACCGCCGCGAGATCGACGAGCAGCCGTGTCTGGAGATGAACCAGTTGCCGCAGTTCATCAAGCAAGTGGTGAACGATCAGCGGCAGAATCCGGCTGGCATTCGCATCACTCCCGCGAGCGGAGACGCTTCGGAAGAGACTGCGGAGTTGCTGCAAGGCATGACTCGGTACATCGAGTACGACTCGCAGGCGCAGCAGGCCTACGACAGCGCGTTTGAGCAGGCGGTGACGGGTGGCCGCGGCTACTGGCGCGTGCTGAGTGAGTATCTACCCGGCAACACGTTCGACCAGAAGCTCATCATCAAGCGCATCCCCGACTTTTTGTCGGTGGTGATGTCGCACTACAACGAGCCAGACACCAGCGACAAGGATTGGTGCTTCGTCACCGAATCGGTTCCCCTCGACGCGTTCAAGGAGCGCTGGCCGGATGCTGACCCGTCGAGTTGGGACGAGGGTGACGAGTACCAGCAGAAGTGGAACAAGATCGATGACAAGGAAGTTCTGACCGCTGATTACTACCGTCGCGTGATCAAGAAGCGGCGCATGGTCGCGCTCTCTGACGGCGTGATGGCGTACGAGGACGAACTGACGCCTGAACTCAAGGCGGGAATGAAGACGCGTGGCGTGACGATTGTCCGCACGCGAGAATGCGACGATTACTCGGTCGAGTGGTTCAAGATCGCTGGCGGTCGGCAGATCCTTGAGGAGAACCAGTGGCCGGGAACGATCATCCCGGTGGTGCCGTGCATCGGTGACGAATTGGTGGTCGAGGGCAAGGTTCTCTACCAGGGCTTGATCCGCCGCGCTCGCGATCCGCAGATGATGTACAACTATGCCTCGTCGGCGACCGCGGAGCGCATCGCGCTCGCGCCCAAAGCGCCATACATCATGGCAGAGGGGCAAGACGAGTCGCACGAACTTGAGTGGAAGAACGCGAACAAGAGCGCACAGAGCGCGTTGTTCTACAAGCCGACGACGTACGAAGGGCAACTGGTGCCGCCGCCGCAACGCGCCTCGCCGATACAGGCAGAGAGCGGTCTGATCGAGTTGATGAACAGCAGCAAGGCCGATCTGCGCTCGACCATTGGCATCTACGACCCGTCGCTCGGCCAGCGCAGCAACGAGATCAGCGGCAAGGCGATCATGGCTCGCGAGAAGCAGGGTGACACCGCGACGTATCACTTCGTCGGTAACCGTGATCGTGCCGTCGCGCTCACCGGGCGCATCATTGTCGAGTTGATCCCGAAGTACTACGACTCGCAGCGCATCGTGTCGATCCTCAACGAGAAGGACGAGGTTGAGACGACGCCGATCAACGTACCAGGCGCAGAGGGCGACGCGCTGTCTGGCGCATTGAACGCGATCAAGATGAACGACGTGTCGAAGGGTCAGTACGCGGTGACGATCTCGACCGGGCCTGCGTACGCGTCGAAGGTTGCCGAGAGTGCGGAGACGACGATGTCGCTGGTGCAATCGTTCCCGCAGATCATGCAAGTCGCTGGTGATCTGATCGTGAAGGCGCAGCAGATTCCAGGTGCAGAGGAGATCGCTGACCGTCTCAAAGCGATGCTGCCGCCCGCGATTCAAGCGATGGAAAAAGCAAAGGCTGGTGGTCAAGACCCGAAAGCGATGCTTGCCGACTTGCAGCAGAAGCTCCAGCAGGCCCAGCAGCAGATGCAACAAATGCAGCAGGGTATGCAGCAGATGCAGCAGGAGAATCAGCAACTCAAGAGCGGCGAGCAATCGAAGATGGCGGCGATTCAGGCGAAGTCGCAGGCCGACGCCGCGGATTCGCAAGCTCGAGCGCAGGCCGACGCCGCGAAGGCTGCTGCTGATCGCGATGCGAAGGTGCAGAGCGCGATGATGGATGCCCAGTTGCAGGAGCGGCTTGAACAGATCCGGCTCGCCAGCGAGGAGCGCATCGCGAAGATGCGCGAGGAGTTCGCGTTGCGTCGCGAAGAGGTGAAGGGCAACGCGCTGATCATGTCGAGGGGCATGGAAGCGGCGATGTCGCCGGTCCCTGACGCGCTCCCCGGTGAAGTGCCAAACCAGACAACCCAAACCGCGGCCCCAGCTGCGCCAATGTGAGGTAAACCATGCTCTCAAGCTCTCTCGTTGCAGTCATCCCGAACGGCGAACGCAGTTACTCCTGCGCCACGGTTCTCGCGGGCCTCGTCGTCGGCGCCGCGGCGACCGACTTCTTCACCGTGACCGGGAAGGACGGCTTCATCCAGCGAATCCAGCGCGTGATCATCACTGGGGTCGCGACTGCCGCCCAGATCGCGATGATCGCCGGGATCAAGCGCAGCACTGCGAACACCGCTGGCACCGCGACCTCCCTCATTCCGGTGCTACGCGACGCCACTGGAGGCCCGCCACAAGCCGCAGCGCCCGGTCAGGCACCTACGGGGCTTAACACCTACTTGCCTTCAACGGCGCTCGTTCAGGCCTATACCGTGCCGCCCACTGTGGGCACCGCGACGCCGCCGCAGGGTGGGACGCTGTTCAATCGCCCGCTGTCGCTGGCGACGGTGTCGGCGACGGTCGTCGCTGGCGCGGAATTGTTCCTCGACTTCACCACAGACGGCAATTTGGCGTTGCCGACGCTGCGCGGGTCGGGCGACGTGTTCGCGCTCAACTTCAATGGCGCGACCATCGCCGGCGCGACTGTGAACGTATCGATTTCGTTTACCGAGACTGCCGCTCAACCCGGCGCTCTCGCATAGCAAGGCGCGTGAGAACGACGCGCCCCCACAACGCAGCAAACGAAGGAGAACTGAAATGGCTGGAACCACAGTATTCAACGTAGCAGCAGGAACGCAGTTGCCGCCTTTCGCGATCAACCCGCTGACATGCGTGTCGGTCGGTCCCGCAGTGCTGGGTGGCACGGTGCTGGTCGAAACGGCGCCGACGCAGAACGGACCTTGGTCCACCGCTTTCAGCGCGACCAACGGCGGATCGGTGCGCCCATCGGTGAACCAGTGGTGCCGCGTGACCGCGACGACGCAAGCCGCGACGGTAGCGCTGACCGACATGGGTACGTCGAACATTCCCAGTCAGGATCAGTTGGCGAGCGTGAACGGCGTGTTCGCAAGCCCGAACACGACTTCGGAGGTGGTGCTGTATAGCCTGCGCGTGCCGCCGAATTATCTGCCGCCGACGAACTGGCGGATGATGATGATATTGTCGTTCGTCTCGACCAACAACGCGAACGTCAAGAACGTCAGCGTTCGCGCCAATGGTCTGGCTGGATCGCTGATGGCGACCTATGTCATCACCAGTGCGGCGACAACCAACATCCTATGCAACATCTCGTCTGCCGCGTCGGACGGCGTGTCGATCAACGGATACGGTCCCGGCGTCGGTGCGGGTCTGGGACTGAGTACCACTGCGGTTGTCACACTGTCGCGCGACTATCTCAACAACGAAACAGAGTTCGTGATCACCGCGACGAAGGCGACGGGCACCGATGCCGTGTCGCTGAACTCGGCGTACATCTCGTTGCAGTAACCGTGCAGGGAAGCGCACCCGTGCGCTAATACGCGGGGCTAAAATTCTTGGAGAGATCCATGCCAGAAGCAGATGTAGGGTTCGCTGCACCAGACGCAGCGCCAGCAGGAGCAGTGGCCGACACGGGCGGCAGCAACACCCCCGCGCAATCGTCCGAAATCACGTTTACGCCGGAAGGCGAACGTGTGCAATCCGGCGCAACGGACACGACCGGGCAAGCGTCCGAAACAGATGAAGAGCGGAATCAGAGAACGATCCGCGAGACGCAGCAGAGACAGGACAAGGCACGCAATGCGTACCAGAAGCGCGTCGATGAATTGACCGCCGACAAGCACGCGGAGCGTCGGGCACGGGAAGCTGCAGAGCAGCGCGAAAACGTACTGCGTCAGACCATCGCGCAGCAGCAGACGCGTCAGGCTGCGGCACCAGCAGGACCACCGGACCCGAACACCTTCAGAGGGACGTACGAGGAATACCTCGCAGCAGTAGCTGACTACAACGCGGGTCGGACGACCGATGCGCGTATTCGTCAGTTTGAGGAGCGACAACTCGCAGCAGCGCAGCAGGCTCACGCCCAAGCGCAGGCTGAGAGTATTGCCGCACGGTTCCATGCGAAGCACACTGAGGACGCAAAGTCGATTCCCGACTATGAGGCCGTGGTGGGTCAATCGCAGGTTCCGGTTCCCCCGCACGTTGCGATGGAGCTTGCCAATGCAAACAGGCCCGCGGCGGTGATTCACTACCTCGCGCAGCACCCCGACATCGGGATGCGTTTGGCCCAGATGCATCCAGTCGAAGTTGCTCGCGTGGTGTCGCGTATCGATACTGCCATGTCATCTGCTCGGACAACGTCCAATGCTCCGGCACCTGGTCGAGCGGCGCAAGGTAGAAGCGGTGGTTCGTCAAACGACAACCCACCGGAAGACACCGACGCATATTTTCGCTGGGCCAAAGCTCGGGGACTCAGGTAGAGGCTCCTAATCATGTCTAACGGATTCCAAAATCCAAACGTCTTCACCAATGAGTGCTTGCGCTCGTTGCAAAACAACATCGTCTTCGCGGCGCACGTCGTCCGCGAGTACGATGACAAATTCGGCGACAAGGGCGGCAAGATCGGCGACACGCTCAACATTCGTCGTCCCGCTCGCTTCACGGTGTCGACTGGCGCGGCTTTCAGCCCGCAGGACTACACCGAGACGAGCATCCCGCTGGTGATCAACAACCAGAAGCACGTCGATACGAACTTCACGTCGAGCGATCTGACGCTGAAGGTCGAGGACTTCATCGACCGCGTGATCAACCCCAAGTTGATCCAACTGGCGCAGCAGATCGATCAAGACGGGTGCTTGAACGCGAAGAACACGGTCGGCAATTTGACCGGCACCATCGGCACGGCACCGAACAACGTGTCGTTCCTGTTCGACAACGGACGCAAGCTCGACGATTTCAGCGTCCCGCGTGACGAGCGCTACATGGTGATCGACCAAGGCACCAACGCGGCACTGGTGGGTGCGCTGACTGGTTTCTTCAATCCGCAAGCGCAGATCGCCTCGCAGTTCAAGCAAGGCGTGTTTGTGGACATGCAGAACACGGTCGGCTTCAAGATCGGGATGTCGCAGAACGTGATTCGTCACACGACGGGTCCGCTCGGTGGCGCTCCGGTGATCAACGGTGCGAATCAGTCGCTGACGAGTGGTTGGTCGAACACCGCCAACATCTTGATCAACGGTTGGACCGCCGCAGCTGCGCCGCGCCTGAACCAAGGCGATGTCATCACGCTGCCGGGTTGCTTCACGGTGAACCCGGTGACGCGCCAATCGACCGGCGTGCTGCTGCAATTCGTCGTGCTGGCGAACGTGTCCTCGGACGCAGCCGGCGCATCGACGGTCCCGGTATCGCCGGCCCCGATCTCGGCTGGCCCGTTCCAGAACTGCACTGCTGCTCCGACTAACGGCGGCGGCATCGTGGTGATCGGAACGACGGGCCAGGTTGGCGTCCGCAACATCGGTTGGTACAAGGACGCCTTCACGCTCGGCTGCGTCGATCTGCTGAACCTTGCAGAGTACGGCGGTTGGGGCGCCCGGAAGACCAAGGACGGTTTCTCGCTCCGCGTCTTCCGCCAGGCCGCAATTGCGACCGACACGGTGGGCACGCGGGTGGACGTTCTGTACGGTTGGGCCACTCCGTACCCGGAGCAGGCAGCGCAGATGGTCGGCAACTAATCGACGGTCTGTGAACACCCCGGAGGCATGGTGCCTCCGGGGGTTTCAAGGAGAGTGCCACATGGCAATCAAAGCACTGAACGACGCAAATCAAGTACAGGAGCGTCAACTCAAGTCAAAGGCGCCGAAGATGGTTTACTTCGGGCCGAAAGATCCGGTGACTGGTGATCCGGTGGAAGATCCACGCGAGAGTTACGTCTACCAGGAATATCCGCGTGCGATGTATCACCCGGAATTGGAGCCGGTCCAGATCGACAACGACGAGGATTTGGCGGAACTCAAGGAGATGGACCCGCTCTGGCAGAAGTTGCCCTTCGGGATCACTCACCCAGACAAAGAGCAGACTGCGGAGATGGAACGCATTCGCCTTGAGGCGGAAGCGCAGGCCGCGCAGGAGTTCGCTGCCGCTGGCGTCGAGTTGCCGGCTGATCTCGGCAAGAAGCGCAAGGCGGCGTGATGGCGACCGCTCTGGAACTGATCACCGACGCGCTGATGGACATCGGCGTGCAGGGTCTGGAGCAGCCTGTCACCGCTGCAGATTCGCAGTTGGCGTTGCGGCATCTGAACCGGATGCTCGCGAAGTGGGCGAATCAGCCGGCGGCGATGTACAACAACTATCTGGACACGCTCGCGCTGACTCCAGGAGTGCAGTCGTACTCGACCTCTCTGCTGTCGCAGGGCAATCCACAAATGTGGAACGATGTAAACGTCACCATCGGTGGTGTGACGTATCCCTGCGACTTCGTCACTGCGGCGCAGTGGGACCAACTCGCGTTCAAGGCGACATCTGGATTGCCGCGTTGGTGCTGGGTGGATGTATCGTGGCCGAACAGCACGATCTACTTCTACCCGCTGCCGTCCGCAGCCTACACCGCGAACTTCCGCCTTCAGTTGAACGTGAACGGAACCATGACGCTGGCGACTACGGTGTCGCTGCCGCCCGGTTACGAGACGGCAATCGTGGCGAACCTCGCGGTGCGGCTCGCGGTGCCCTATACGCGCCCGGTGTCCGCTGAACTGGCCGCAGAAGCTCGCGATTCTCTCGCGTGGCTCAAGCGCACCAACCACAAGCCGGAAATCATGGACACGACCCAGTTGCCGACAGGTCATCGTCGCTGGGTTGACATCAATCGAGGATATTGAGAATGCCAGCACCAGAAGCGAAGTACATCACTACCGGCACCGCCGATTTCACTTGGGACGATTTCGAGGTCATGTCCGACATCTGCGCGGGCGAAGAGATCCTGGAACACGTCAGCAAGGGCGGAATTATGATCCCTGACGTGGGCGACGCGCAGAAGCAGCGCTGGGCGCGTCTGGTCGCGGTCGGGCCAGGCCGCACGCATGAGAACGGTCACTTTGAAGAGATGCGCTTCAAGGTCGGCGACGTGGTGATGTTTGGCAAGTATCAGAGCGGTGGCGAGCCGATCATCGTCGGCGGTCGCATGACGTTACTGTTCCGCCAGGGCGACTTCACTGGGCGCCTGAAGAAAGATGCGGCGAGCCTCGTCGCGTTGGATCGCACACCGGATCTGAAAGTCGTCGCCTGACATCGTGCCGAACATCGTCCCACTCTTCGGGAGCAACACGCTCGGCAAGTCGGTGAACATCACTGGCGAGCGGCGCATCAACGTCTACGCGGAGATCTACAAAGATCCCGACAAGACGCAAATCGCGTTCTTCGGTATGCCGGGACTGGTGCGTTCTGGCCGCATCGCGAATGACACCGCGGTGCGCGGATTCAGTGAGCAGATCACCAACTTCGGCGGCGTCGTCGGCAATGACGCGATCATCGCCGCGTTCAGCGACTTCACACCGGGCGCAAACGGCGTCGGGATGGGGTTCTTCACTCCCGGCATCACGACACCGCAGTTGAACTATGCGGCGTCGGTGACCGGCCTAGTGACGACGCAGGGTCCGGTGGCAATGGCATACAACGGATTCGGCCTGCTCGCCGTCGATGGCAATCGTGGCGCTCATATCCTGACCGGCGCGGTCGGCACGGTGACGCAACTGCCGGGAGCGACCTCGTTCCCAGCGGGTGCATCGAGCGTCTGCTTCCTCGGTGGCAAGTTCTTCGTCAACGACCCGTCGTTCCCCGGTCGATTCCGCGCCAGCGGCACCTACGACGGCACCGCCTGGGCCGCGCTCGACTTCTGGACCGCGGAGTCTTCAGCGGACCCGCTCACTGCGATCGCGGAGTCGCTCGGCGAGCTCGTCGCGCTCGGTCGCGACACCATCGAATTCTGGGGACTGACCGGCGGCACCGACATCATCCGCCGCATCGGCAGTTCCGGGATCGATTGGGGCTGCACCGCGAAGTCGAGCATTTCCAAGGTTGCCGGCGGATTGTGCTTCGTCGGTCGTTCGCGCACTGGTGGCGAGAAGATGGTGCTGATGCTGCAGGGTCATACCTGTACGCCGCTCTCGGACCCGAACGTGATCGCCGACATCAACGCGAGCGCATCACCTGACAGCGCGACCGGCATGGGCTACACCATCGCCGGTCACCAGTTCTATCAACTGAATCTGCCGGAAACGTCGTGGTGCTACGACTTCAGCAGCGGGTTCTGGTCGGAGTTGCAGACCGATGGCGGGCGTGCCGCAGGGAACTACTCTGTCGCAGCATTCGGCAAGGTGTTCAGCAGCGACTACCGCGATGGGCGGATCTACACGTTCGACCCGAACACCTACTCCGACGACGGCAACGTGAAGGCTCGCGAATTGTGGACGCGACATATCTTCCATGACCTCGACCGCGTGAGCATCCAGCAGTTGCAACTCGACATGGAGAGCGGCATCGGCACGGTCCCGCAGACGAACGCGAGCGCGATCCAGTTCACCAGCCCGTTGACGGCAGGCGGATTCGCGAGCGCGTTTTCTGGCGCGGCGATGTCCACCGCAAGTTGGGCCGTGCAGATGAAGCTCAAGATCCCGCTCGCTCTGATTCTCAGCGCTGGGGCTGGCGTGCCTCTCTTTGAAAAGCGAGCCGCTGCGGCGACGCCTGCGCCGCAGATCGCGTTCGGGACCACAACGATCACCGTCGCCAACGCCATCGGCGCCGGCGTCGCTGTCGGACCCGTCTCGCCATACCTGTTGCTGCCCGACACCTGGTTCATGTTGAGCGTCTGCTACGACGACACGACGGGCGCGTTTGGGATCTATTCCAATGCGAATGCGCTGTACACAGAAACGGTGATCCGCAACTGGGGCGGCACAAGTGCAGCGCTCGCGGTCGATATCGGGCGCGTCAACTTCCTGACCACCAATATCGCGAGCGGTGGCATCCAGTTCAGCGAGATCCGCATCTGGAACCAGAACCTGACCGCTGCCCAAGTCGCGGCGAACTACAACCTCAATCTGACCGGAGCGGAAACGGGATTGCGAGCGTTCTGGGGCACGTTCAACCAGATCGGGCAGTTCGCTCCTGACGGCACTGGGCGCGGCAATTCCCTCAACTGGACCGATCCGACGATCATCGTGTCGAGTCGCGACGATGTACCGATCACGCCGCAGCGCAACGCGCAGATGATGATGCAAATGTCGCAGGATGGCGGGCACACCTTCGGCAACGAGCGTTGGGCCGACATCGGGGCGCAGGGCAACTTCCAGCAGCGCGTGATCTGGAACAAAGTTGGCATGGCGCGTGACGCGCTATTCCGCTTCCGCATGACTGACCCGGTGAAATTCGTGATTGCGAACGGGGCGATGAACGTCGTATGAACATCGACCCCGTCTCGTCGCAGATCCTCCAGCCTGACCCGCGAGCGGGAACCGCATTTGGTGCTGCCGCTGGCGTGCAGCAAGGTCATCAAGTGCCCGCCCCAGAACTGACGAACTGGCAGAGTCAGGTTACCGACGCGGTGCAGCGTCTGTTCGCGACTGGAACGACCGCGCAGCGACCGGCGAATCCGGTGCTTGGGCAGGTGTTCTACGACACAACACTCAAGCGCGAGATCGTCTGCACGACCGTGAACACCGGCAACAATACTGGTGATGCGGTGTGGACTCTCTCGCCAGGATTCACCGCGAGCTTTGAGGTCGAGCAGCAAGTCAACCAAGCGATCGGTGCTGCGGCGCAGACACTGGTGACGTTCAATACGGTTGTCCTTGATCCGCGCGCGTGGTGGAACGCTGGAACTTCACGGTGGGTTCCGCAGATCGCCGGGACGTACTACTTCTATGCCCAGTTGTCCTATACCCCCATCGTTGGACTCGACTACCAACTGAGCTACATCCGCAAGAACGGTGTGAATCGTCGTCCCACCATGAACACAACCACCATCGCGCAGTTGTTCTCCCTTCCGGTGTCGTGCAGTTATGCGATGAACGGGACGACCGACTATGTCGATGCGGCCTTCTTTTCGCAGGGCGGCGGTTGCACGTTGTACGGCGCTGCATTTGGCACCGCCTACTCATACTTCGGCGGATACCTTTTGACATGAGCAGTTATATCGACAGAGGCACCAACGGTCAGAGCGACACCGGGCTTCAGCTGCGCGACTTCCTGCTCAACGGTGGCGCGCTGATGCAGGGCGACGCTGCGGACCCGCGCCTCGCCGCGAATCTCGCTATCGCGCTGAAGTACGATCCCAACGCGAAGCTCGCCGACAACGGTTATGGGCAGAGCTACATTGCGGCCGACTGGGACAAGATGCCGAAGATCGGCGGCACGACGGGCCTCAACAGTCTCGACATGGCGAACGGCAAGGGCGCGACGCTCGCGCCGACGCAGGCTGGCAACGATCAAGCGATGCGAATGAACGGCGGCGGCGGCATCCTGCATGGGCTGATCGATCCATCGAAGGTGTCGCAAGACGAGAACTACGGCGACGTGACCGACTCGAGCAACATCACGTCGAAGTTCCTCCCGGAGAAGCAGACGTGGCTCGACTACGTCGGAAAGTACGGTCCCAGTTTGGCGATGATGGCGCTGGGCGTCCCGCCAGCGGCATCGATGCTCATGGGTGGGATGCAGACGCTGGGCCAGGGCGGGAAGCTCAACCCGGTCCAACTGGCGATGAACGCGTCGGGTTTCATCCCTGGGATGGAGGGAATCGCTCCATACGTTGGGTACGCGAAGCAGGGCATGGCAGCCTACAATGCGCTCAACAATTTCAATCGCAATCCAACAGGAAGCGGACTGACGCTCGCGAACATCGGAGCTGGTGCCTTCGGAGGGCCGAACAATGGCGGGTGAAAACTTCGATCTGGGCGACAACTGGGACTTGCTGGGCGATCCCTCGCAGTACGGACTCGGCAGTCCGTACGATGGATCGTTCGATCTGAACACCAGCGGCGCGCCAACTGGTGGTGGTTACGTGCCCGGCAACGTCAACGCTGGCGACGACGAGCAGACTCTGGCGAACTCCACCTATGCGGGCGGCGGCGCCGATCCGGGCAGCACGCCGAGTATCAGCGACTTGGCGAAAACGCTGGGGAAAGCGCTCGGCATCACGTCCGCTGCCGATCTCGGGAAACTCGCGGCAATGATTGCCCCCTTCGCCGGGGCGCTCTACAGCAACAGTAAGACGAAAACGGCAGCGAATCAACTGAATAATTCGCTGAACACCGCGAACACTACGCTGACCGACGCCTACACCAAGGCGGGCGCGAACCTGCAGCCGTACGCGCAAGCTGGCACCGATGCGATGAGTCGTGCGCCGGGGATGATGTTCAAGCCGACGAACTACGGAGCGCTCGCGCAGAACTTTGGTTCGATCAATGGTGGTGGCCCGCTGTCTCCGCAATTTCAACCGCTCGGCGCTGGTCGTGGACTGACGCTCGGCAACATAGCGAAGAGGTAATCATGCCGATGACACGCAACGATCCGAACGCGTTCGACCCCAGCACTGGTGGTTGGGGAATGTCCGCGGCTCCTACCGGCTATGATCCCGGCCAGCAAATGAAGGGCCAGTACCCGACGCTGGGCGACATCGGCACCGGGCAGAACGATCTGTGGGGGATGAAGAAACAACCGCAGCTCGGTTATCAGCAGGGCGGTGACCTCAGCGGTGGCAACATGCCTCTGCCGGGACTGCCGACAGGTAGCGGCAATCCGATGGACGCGCTCAGTAATGCGGGCATCAAGGATCAATCGCAATTCAACGCGGCAACCGGCGCTACAGGTATGCCGCCGATCTCGATTGACCCGGTGCCCCCCGGAGGAATTCCCCCCGATCCAACCGGCGGCACGCCGTCGATTGGGATGCCGCCGGTCGCGCCGGGCGAGGGTGGTGTCGGTGGATTCCCGCCGCCGCAACCGCCGCACGGTGATCCGTTCCCGCCGCCGGCGCCGGGCAGTTTGTTCGGGACTGGTCCCAGCACTCCCGGCGGCTACAAAGACCCGTCGCAAAATCAAGACTTCAGCCAGTGGGGTCCGATGAACAACGGCATCAACCTGCCGGGGATCGACCAGCCAAGCGGCACCGCGCCAAGCTCGCAGGCGGGCTACAAGCCGCCGCAGCAACCGGGTTGGGGCGGAGGTGCCATGACGGGCGGAAAATCGATCTGGGGCGATTCTAGCCAGCCCTACGCTGGTTTCGCCGGAAAGTCGCCGTTTCGTCGCGGCAGGATGGGGTACTGACCATGCCGCCCCCTCTCACCCTTGGCTCCCTGTCGCGCAACCCCGGTTCGCTGACCGGGGCGCAACTCTTCGGCAACCTACGCACGACAACGCCATATTCTTTGGCGAATAACAACCGTGCGACGATTCCCGGAGGCGAGCAAAAGGTGCCGCTCAACATGGGCTATACCGGGCCGCCGCACGGCCCCGGCGACATGAACGCCTACAACCCTGACGGCACGCCCTACACCTCCGCGCCCGGCGACTGGGGCGGATTCAACGACCCGAACACTCCGGGCGCTTCGATGCCGTGGCGTGCCGGTCCCGGCGATCAGCGCACGACGACCCCGTCGCAGAACACGGCCGCGTCAACGTTCGACGCGAACGCTGCGCCGCCGCCCGGTGGCACCAACTGGTGGCAGGGAAGCACCTACGCGAACTCGGGGACAAACTTCAACGCACCCGGTTTCCAGCCGGGTGTCGTGCGCTCGGGCAAGGCTGCTGACGGATCGGTGATCAATCCAGACTACAACAATTCAGGTGGTTTCACGGCGAACAAGAACTACGACACCGGCACCAATCAAGCCATCGACTGGATCACTGGCGGCGTCGGCGCGAATGCTGCGAACATGACGCCGCAGCAGATCCAGCAGATGTTCCAAGGAACGCAACTGCGCGATGGGACGTTCTCAGGACCGA